ACTCAAACCAATCCACACCGCCCTAGCCTACTTCGCCCCAGACGTATTCACCCGCATCTCATGGCAAGGCAAAACCATGAACGATGTCGACAAGGAAGCACAACTAGAATGGTTCAACTGGTTGACTGGTCTGAAACTGAAGCAGGTTGACAAGCCCGAAGATGTCAAGAAGGCTATTCAGGAACAGTTGAGAATTTTGCAACAATACCAGCAGCGTGAACGGCTGCAGCAACAAAAGAACTTGGGGGGTTAAGCCCGGTCGCTGCCTTTAAGCAAACGCTTACGAAGAGCAGCCTTAGATGCCACAGCACGAACCTGAGCCTCGCTGCTAGGCACGGGCTCCCCCCAAGCCCGAAACATTAAAGCAAAACGAGTAGGTTCACCGCTAGGCTTCTTTAGTGGGGGAATGTCTGAACGGCCAGCAAAACGTGTAGCCCAGTTCGTCCAACGCTTCTTATCGGCCGTAGAAGCCGTGCTGTAGGACTTTACACCCGGTTTAAGGTTAGCACCCTCAGTACGCTTGAAATGGGCTCTACCGGCCGCTGTAAGGCCGCCTGAGGGGTCTTTAATGGGCTGAGGCATTATTTGCCCATACGCTTCTTAATGGTCTCTGCAGGCTTCTTGTTGATAGCCTCCATAGCCTTATAGAGTTTCTGCTGATTCTTGTCAAACGCACTACCCTTAGGGACCTTAGTGTAGCCGTAGTCAACCATCTTCTTCTTAGAAGCCTTCTTTAGCGCAGCAAGTTTACGAGAAACACCAGTAGCCGGACGACCATGCGTCACACCTTTAGGCTCTTTCTCGTCCTTCATACCTGGCTTCAGGTAGGAGTCGTTCTCATCCATTGGCATTACTTGTTCTTTCTCTTAGCGGCTGCATCTTTCAAAGCCTTGGCCTTTACCGCGGCCTCGTTAGCCATAGCACCCTTGGCAATCCACTGCTTCTGGTAAGCCTTCTTGCCCGGAGCAAGCGTCCCCATACGGGCAAGTTTCGTTGATTCACGGTCAATAGCGTACTCGCCATTCTTGTCCTTAGGACCAAGATTAAAATCCAAAGGAAAATAGCCCGGAGTCTTTTCCACTATTTTGTTTTGCTTATCAAGTTGCTTGTTGTAATAAGAGTCAGTAGCAGCCTTGTCATCCCACTGCTTACCCTTGTTATACATAATCGGGTCACCCAGTTTGCCGCCACCGCGAGGCTTATACGGCTCAGGTTTCTTAGCCATTAGTTGTTACCCTTCTTAGCACCAGACCACTGCAACCATGAACCAGCAGCAGGAACTGAACCGCCCTTTAGTCTAGCCTTTAAAGCAGCAATCTTAGATGGCTTCTTGTAATTCTTGATAGCCTCTTGGCGTTTTAGATAATCAGTGGAGGTCCCTACACCGGGAGGTAACATGGTTCCATCTGGCAGTCTTCGGCTAGCAGCCTCTTTAACTTTAGCCAACTGTGCTGCTTCGCGCGCCATGCGGTCAGCCGTCGCCTTCTGCTTCTCAGCGTTAATGTTGTGACGTACAGTGTTGTTAGCCTGCTCAATCTTTAGTTGCAAAGCCTTCTTGGCTTCATCAGCACGAATTTTTTCCATACTCGGCTTAGCGGGAGTAGGTTTACCCTTTGGTGGATAATATTTCCCGGCAAAGCCCGGAATTTGAAAATAGGTTCCGCCCTTTTCATCAGTGCTTTCACTCATGATTATTCCTTAAAATTGATGATAGAAGTTAGCACCGAAGCCAAAGCAGCCGCAGCAACCGTCGAAACAAGTCCAACAAAATCGACCTGTAGCAACCCCACAGACCCAGTACCCAAAACAGCCAAAGCAGCCTGAGCAGCAGTCTTCAAAGCACGCTCACCAGCGTACTTCCAAAAAGCAGACGAGAAAATGTTCATACAAAAAGTATAGCAGGGTCCAGCAGTTTACCATACGCACAAGTCGCAACATTCTCAACAGTCGCCACACCAAAATGCAAATGGTCACCAGTCGAAGCCGTACCAGTCGACCCCACACGACCAATAGCCGTCTTACCAGCCGTCACAAACTTACCAGGCTGAATACCAGGCTTCTTATACAAATGCGCATACAACGCAAACAACTTACCATTCTCAATCGACTGAACCACATACCAGCCCAAAACATCAGACCAGCCAACCTGACGAATCACACCAGAACCAACCGCCCGAATCAAAGACTTACCCGGAACAGTCCAATCCAAACCACGATGCGGACGACCCTCACGATAATCCGCCAAATTACCAAAACCATCCCCACGCTTACCGCTTGGAAATGGTTCAACATATTTGTTCTCAAGTTTCATCAGACCACCGAAGCCTGCACAATAAGAGTAATAATCGCCGCAATAGCAGCACCCAAAGCCGAATAGGCTATCTTCTCAATCCAATCCAACTTGTCAAGACGGGACTCTACTTCACGAACACGGTCAGGCAAAGGAGCCAAATGCTTCAACTCTGCCATCATAGCAATCTGATTTTCGTTAATGTCCATCAATTTCTGGTACATCATCGTATTTGTGATGCGCACGTGCTGAGAATCTTCGGACATAAGAAGATTTTAGCATAAATCAGGCGTTAAACTCACGGCCCCTAAACATCGCCCGACCATTATCAATCTGAACCAGTTCCGTAAAGAACTCACCGCTCTTCTTATACGAAATGACGGCTATACCCTGTTGCCAGTTTTCAAAGAATTGCGCTGGAGTTCCATCAATTTTGGTTGAACCGTTGACAGATGGGACTGCACCGTCAACTCGACATAAACATCCTGGACTGATAGCGACAGACTTGATTGGTCCTTTACGGTCGAAAACTGTCCGTGACTGCAATTCTTGTCTGTGCACGTGACCGAAGATGGTAGATATGTGCGGGGTGTGGTTGGTGTACGCTGCAGCCGTCGAACCGCCACTTCTAACTTTATCGCCATGAATAGCCCGCAACCTATCATTAAGCCAATAAGCACCTGCGGGATATGCATCAATATATTCGACACCAATCTCATCCAATCGTAGAAGGTAAGGCAAACTCATTACCGGTAACTCTGCCGTGTTAGCGCGTTTCAAACCGAAAGCGCTCGCCGCGTTATCAACAATAAACTTCTCCATGCGACGGTCATGGTTACCTTCAATCAAAACAATATGTGCTGAAGGTCCTGCAGCACCACGCTGCTCCTGCAAGAACCGGTGACCACGGTCTATAGCCGCTTGCGTGGTTGATGCAAAACTAGGTTCTTGTGTAAAGCGCCCTTGCGACGGTAAATCCAGAAAGTCACCCAAATTGATAACCTCAGTAAGGTTGTCGTTCGCTTCCAACCAGGCGGTAATTTGCAAAGCAACTCGTATAGCAGACTCATCATGAAAAGGGTCCAACCCTGCTGGTAAATCTCGAAAGCCAATCTGTGGGTCAGGTAAAATAACCGCGACACGATGGTCACCCTTCCGTGGACGTGGAGCCTTCATGCCCCTAATACGGACGCTAGTAGCCTTCTGTACAGGCCACCATTCAGGATAAACAACTTCCCCGTTTGTTGCTGGCATTTATGATACCTCCGTTAGGAAAAAATTTTTTGCCAAAGCGAGTATATCACAAATGTTAAAAGTTTAGGGGGACCCAGGCACCAGACGTATAAACATACACGCCATTACCTAAAACAGACGTGCCAAGCACACGCTCAACCGTCTCAACCTCATTCAACGAAGTGTTTGTTGCAGAAGCCACAACACGCCACACATGCACATCACCAGCAGAACCAGACTCAGTGCGCGAAGACGTCGAAGCACCCGAACCAGCGTTCGAATAAGCGTTAGGACCATAAATTTTCCAAGTCAAACCAGTGTGACCAGACGACACGCTCAACACCCACGACAAAGTCGAAGAAGAAGCAGTACGAGTAGTGCTTGCAGTTACGTTAATCGCCATTACTGAACCTTCAACCAAACATCGCCCTCAACCATGCCCGAAGTAGGCGCAGTCGACTGAACAAACAATTTACGACCATTCCAACGAGT